CCAGAAGGATCATCAGGATTATAAAATTCTAAAATTAATTGATCAAAGTCCACATTGTTTTGAAGCCAATAAGCTATTTGAATATTTGGTATTCCAGCTATTTCAATATCAACTGCTTGACCTTTAGCGTGTTGGCTAGTTTTTTTACTACCAATAGCTTCGCATAATTCTTCTGATCTATAACCAGAAGTAACAGTAATAGGTTTATCAAACTTGGCTCTTAATGGCTCAAGAATTTCGTAACATAAATTTTCTAAATTTTTTATGTCTCCAGATCCAGGATCATTTTTAATACCTTTTCTAGTTGCAGTCATTGATTTAGTAAATTCTGATAATTTAAAATGTTTTGATAGTTGCATATTATTTTTTATACTCCTTTAACCTAAAAGTTTTTTTCTTTAAGTTTATATAGATATGTTTAACTCCAAGTTTTTTTTGTATTTCTGTTATTGGTCTTTTTTTATGTCTGCTTTCTCTATCGGATTTCGCATCATAAAAAGTAACTTTGCCAGTTTCTTTATTGACAGTAATAATGTCTATTGGACCTTGACCTTGTAAGTTTTCGAAAACTAAATGGTCATCATCCAACAGTTTCAGTATTGCCTCTAAATGAGCAGCAATACCTTTGTTGTAAAATTTCACTTATAATTTAAAAATCCTATGGCAGCTGCAACAATAGTTCCTAAAAATACTAGAACTGATACAATGCCTTTGCCTTTAGAAACACTATCTGAAAGTGTATCTACTTTTTTTTCTAATCTTTGTATTGATGTTATTAAATTATTCATTCTCTCTGCACAGATTTTCTCATGTGAGCTTAATCTTATTCCGACACTTTGTTGAGCAAGTGATGTAGCAGATTTCTTTCTAGTCATTATGGTTTAGTTGGAAAGACTGCATCATTACATTTAGCTACTGTATCTTTACCAGCTGGTAGATCTCTTAAATTTTGTCTGTACGTTTTCATATCATCAGAAAGTGTTGCATCTGATAAAGCCAGGTAATCTGTTTCAGCAAGTAATCTATTTCTTTTAGATCTTAAATCAGCTAATGCTCTTGCTGGAGCAGCATCTGCAACAGCTTTTTCTTCTGCGTCTCTAGCAGTTTCTTCTTCAGCTGTGAACTGTACTTTAACTCCATTTATATTATGAAATCTTGGCATAATGTATTCCTTGTTTGTTGTTGTTGTTAATTGTTAAGCGATACCATAAAGGCAAATATCTCCAGAATCTATGTTGCCTGATGACATGGTAAATTGTATTGCGTTTATTGCAGATGTTGTATTACCATATCCAGCACAATAAACCTCCCACTCATAATCTAAATACCAATTTGCTGATGTTCTAGATATAAAATGTTTTACAAAAGTAGTGCTACTAGGATTAAATAAATGTAAAGTTCCAGATCCACATTGATCATTATCTGCACCCATAGAAAGCATTATCCTTTGTTCTGCTGTTGATTGTGCTAAATCACTACCAGTTAAATACTCTAAAGCTGGATCACTTCCACCTTCATCATGTTGTGCTCTAAATAATGTAGTTGTTTTAGTAACATTATAATTTGATCCACCATCAACTGAAAAGTTAAAATAAAAATGTGTATTATCAGCAGAACCATGAATGTTATTAAAAGTAAATAAGTATTCCTTATAAGTATTATCCAAGACAACTGAACTTGCACCATCAACAAAAGATAAAGTGCTAGATGAACTAG